CATTCAGCTCAGACTGGACGGTGTTAATGTCTGTAGCGTTAGTCACTACGTCACCCTGCAGAGTAGTCACGTTACCTTCGATGGTAGTGATGTCACCCTCGATAGTCGTGATGTCGCCCTCTATGTCTGTTATGTCTTGATCGATGTTGTCAAGAGTAGTCTGCAGGTCTGCACCATTGAAGGTCATAGACGCGATAACAGTAGGGCCGAAGGTAGCAACGCCGATTACGTCCAGTGTACCTTGGATCAGTACATCGTCGAACGTAGCTAGACCAGTGACCGTGATGTCATTCAGTATATCGTTTGATATGTCAGACTTGACAGCGATGGCCGCAGCAATAGCGTTAAACTCATTAGTGAACTCGAGCCCTCGTATAACCTTATCGGGATCATTCTCCGGCAAGGTGTCCTTGGCACCGAAGTTTGTTGAAGGTGTATATAAGGTAGTCATTTAGTTCTCCAGTGGAATCTTTTGTGAGCCCTCTCGTGGGCAAAGGACTTACAGAAGAAAGCGACCCCGAAGGGCCGCTAGAGGTCTTAGACCGTACCGAACAACTGTACGCCACACTCTGGGCGATAAGTCTCGGTTCCGTACAAGGTATCAGCTGTCATTAAGTCAGCCAAGAACTCTTGCTTATACTGAGTCTGAACGCGAACGCCCAGCTGCTCGACGAATACAACAGCGTCTTTGTGCATAAGAAGCGAAGGCTTCTCATCAGTGTTAACGGTGGGGAGGTTAGTAGTGACGAAGATGTCAACACCATACAAGCTACCGATTGAACCAGTCTCTACAGGACGGCCAGTAACGAAGTCAGTAGAGATGTAGTTAGATACACCAAGTAACTCCTTCTTGAGCGCTGGAGAGATTACCCAACAACGGTTGTCCATAGGGACGTCAGCGTCGTCAAGCAACTGGATAGCTGAACGGAATCCAGCGTCGGTGAATGCAGAGTCAGCAGTACCACCAGCTACACCAAGACCACCAGCATTGAACTCAACCTGTGAGGTGAAGTTTGCAGCTTCGGCGATGATAGCAGTGTCAACGCGAGTAGCGAGAGCATAGCCAGCATCTTCAGTGTAGAACCGACGGAGGCTGTTAAGAGCCTGCTTGTCTGTGATGTCCTCGATCAATCGTGAGTACTCGTAGTGCTGGTCAATAGAGATGATCAGCTCGTCAGTAGTACCAGTGATCAAGTTAACCTGAGTCTCTTCAGCTTTAACTGAAGCATTTCCACGGTCGGGCTTAGGGACGCGGATAGTGTCGCCCTTCTTGCCTACCATAGACATAGCCCGTACTAAAGGCTTGACTACAAGTGACTTCTCGTATACAGCGATGATCTCATCACTCCAAATCTCTGGAATGAAAGTAGCTGCGGTTGTGTTGGTAACGTGATTAGTACCTAGTGCCATTGTAATATACTCCGATTACCCCTACTTAACTCGGTTCTCAGCGTAGGCCTTCAGAATCTCGTCTGACATAGCATCATATCGCTTAGGGTCGGTTTGTAGAAGTTGTTGAATGTCAACGCGTCGGTAGATCTTCCCTTTGGTTCTGCCATCAGGATTGGAACGCGCCGTACCTGTTGAGGCATTCTTGACAGCCTGCTTTTGTGCCGTCTTCTCTACTTTAGCTACGGTCTTAGCGACTTGATTTGTTTCCTTGAACAACGTTAGTAGTTCGCTGGCTGCATCAAAGTCGTATTGCTCGTCTGCTTGCTTGTAGAGTCCACTCCTAAAGTTAGACTTACCTACCCACTCCTGAAACGGAGTAGACGTAAGGATGTCCTTCATGTCGGGGTGGTCCTTCTGCAACTTGCTGAGACCGGCATTGCGTGCCATCTCAATAGCCGCCGCTTCTGCTCGTTGCACGCTAGGGTGCATGTCGAGTTCACGTCGGACTGCTGCAATAGGATCGGCAAAGAAGTCTGACTCAGTAACCTCTTCGACTTCCGGTGTTGGAGACTGCTGCTTATGGATGCTTGTGCGTACCAGATCGTCGAATGCAGCCCGTAAGGACCCCACCTCTGAACTCTGCTGGCCCAATCGCTTCTCTAGCTCTTGGTGCATCCTTGCTATGTCCGCAGCGGACTTACCTTGGTACTTATCTGGGAGGTCATCAGCACTTACACGTTCTTCTTCGCCTACTCGCTCATCCTCTGCAACAGGAGCTACCTGCTCTTCGGTTGAGTTTTCCTCGACTAGATCGTCAAAGGTTGCTGTGGTTGTCTCCGCGACGAGTTCTCCATCGGTGTCTATCAGTGTAGCCATTCTTAACTCCGGCCCTTTAAAGGGTTATCAGATTATATACAAGGGACGATAGGCTTATCGTTTGTCCTTGGCTGCGCCTCGTGCATGTTCTCTTTCCCACTTGATAGCTGCTCCGGGGAAATCCCCAGACACACCCTCAAGCTTTGAACGCACGGGGCTAACGATTCGCTTAGCAGGGGAGTCACAAACTCCACACCGGAAATCATCGGACTCCCTACCAAACGCCTCTGTTACTGTGTTACATGAAGTGCAACGGACATCATAGATTCGACGCATCGTATTCCTCCATCTCTTCCATAATCTTTATCGTATCTTCGTAGGCGGCGACTGCACGTAGAACTTCTAGTCTACCCTTAGCCATGAATAAGGCCTGCTCTGATTCGACGTTATCAATACTTTCTTGGACCTTTATCTGCTCATCCACATACTCTATAAACTGCGTCCATCCGAACTGGATAAACATAGATCGAGCCGCTTCAGCTGAGAGATCAGTCATCTGTCTTAGCCTTCCGTGTAGGCTTACTAGTTAGAGCGTCTATCTTCTGCTCTGCTACTTTTAGACGGTTGAGAATGTCCTCTAGGTATCTAGTGGTATTCTTTACTAGGTCGTCGAAGTCGGATCTTGTGACTGGGGACACAGTTGTCTCCTTGGAGGCTGGTCTTGTGGGGCCGTAGGTCTCTTTCCTTGCCCCTTAGTTCTTATTGTATGCTAGTTTTTCCCATTTGTCAAGTCACTTGGTACTTTTAGACCCTTTGCATTTCCATCTTTTACGGCTAAGATTGTTCGGGGTGTTCGGATCGTTGGCCTTCTTGGCCGATAGACCCTTCTTAATCCCTGCAGATCTAGCGCAATAGCTGTCACCCTTCGAGGTTCCGGGCTTGACGCGAGCGCCACCACCCTTGGCTTTACCGGCTTGTCCATAGCTGACCTTCTTCCCTGAGGAAGTTATCTTTACCTTGGCCTTACCCTTGGCGGGCTTCTTGCTAGTAGCCACCTTTAGACCCCTTGTTACAGCTAGAACAACCCTTAGATCCCTTGCCACATCCACATCTCTTACACATTAGTTAGCTCCTTGCAGGCTCCTGTGACCTTGCGTACGCCGATAACCGGCTTTGATTCAACGTAGAGGACGGCCTGACGGCACGCCCCCTCGGTATTGAACTGCATACTCTCGACGATATTGATACCACCGCCAGAGAGATACAGTATGACAAATAACGTCCATGTTGACATTAGCTTAAGTCCCTTGGAAACTTTAAGAAGAAGTTCTCGAACAGCGGGTTGAATGCATCCTTGCTCGCTTGGTCGATAGCTGCGTTGTTGAACCGTACGTACGCTAGGCTTACGCTTCCAGCCGATAGGGCGTGGGAGGTGGGCTCTAGCGCTTGGAAGAGTAGCTCAGCGTCGGCTTGTGGGAGAGCAGCCTGCCCCACCATGAAGCTCTGTCGGAGGATCTGTGATACTCTCTGCTCTTCTGCAATGAACTCGGTGGTGGTTACGCCTGAGTTGAATACCTCTGACTGTACCAGTACCTGAGCTTCTTCCTTCTCTACTTCTGTAACGATGTTACCAGTAGGAGCCGTACCGCCAGCTGGGACCTTATACAGATAGTAGTCGCCAGCAGTAGGGTGTCCGCTCGTGAACAAGACGGGGGAAGTGCCGGGGATTGTCCCAGCAGCTACCTGTACGCCGTCGTTAATGTTGGCTACGTTTCTTACTACAAAGTATTTCTTAGACATTATGTACGCTCCACGAAGTCGTCAGATGTTCCGTTTACAAGGCTTCCGGTTACGTTACCCTTCTCGCCTACAACGTTGGGGAATACACCCTCGCCACATGGTACGAAGTCACGTGCAGCAGAGTAGTAGCTGTGCGATGTAACGTCGCCACCAGCAAACCACTCAGCCTTCTCGGCAGCGGACAGCGTAGTGTTAGTGAACAGAAGGTTGTCGATGCCGCCCTCGAAG